GAGGGATTGCTTGTAGGTCTCTGTGGTCCTGCGGATCCACCCACGACCATAGATCGGGAAGGTCTTAAGCCGCCTCAGGAAAGCCTCGCGCAACTCGGTCACATCGGCAATCACGTTCTTCGGATCCCGACGTTCAACCAGTGACAAGGTCTTGGGTCCAATGTTGCCATCGGCCTTGGCCAGCACGGCTGTCTGAAGATATCGAGAGGCGCGGTTGACGCCTGAGTTCACACAAAAGTCCATGACCACCCAGTCCACCCCTGAGGGCAGATCGGCAGCCCTGATGCTCGACCAGTAGTTCTTCTTGTAGAGGGGAGCCACATCAGCTGGCGTCAGTTTCTTCATGACCTCGATGGGCGCTGGGCCACCTGTGTACTCGGCCCAGACCTTGGCAGTCACACCCAAGTTAGTGGAGCCTTGGTTGCCGTGGCCGTCCCCGTCGTTTCCACGGTCTCGTTTGTCGGCGGTGAAGCCGCCTTCGTGGACAAGGATCCACTTGAAGCACTGGTCAAAGTTCTTGGCTGCCATCTTACTGGCTCCTCTTTTTGTGAAATACTGAAGAGACCATGTTCATCAGACCACGGCCCATCTCGGTGGGGCTTGGTAGCAGCCATCCGAGGATCAGCAGGATCAGATACAGGGTCGGGATGTCTTGGTTGTTGATCGTCAGTTTCTCGACGTCTCTCGTCTCAACGGGCCTCTCCAGTTCTTCAACCGTGATGCTGCCGCCGCCTGTCTCATAGGTCGTCTGATCGACCACAACTTGCTGGGTTGCTTCTTGTGCCATCTGGGTGCCCACTGCGGTCGCTGAGACGGCTGGAGAACCCCCAGACAGCATCGAGAGGGGGCCTAGGCACCCAGAGACGCTTAGGACCACCACAGAGGCCCCTAGGAGCCTCAGAACTGATGATGTCATTGTGTTGATTACTTCTTGTTTTGGAACCCAAAGTAGGCAGCCACGAGGCCTGAGAGAGCAAGGTACTGGGTCATCAGGATGCTCTCGGCCACGGCCATTCTGGCAGGGTCATAGAGGGTGCCAGCGGTGGTCACGAGCATCATACTCAGGGCCGCCCAGCACATGTAGCGGCGATTGACTTGGTACTCATGCATGTTAAAGTTGCTCTCTGGTTGTTGTGGCTGCTGTTGCTGTTCAGTCATCCGTTCACCGCCTCATTGAGACCCCAGATCATGGCTGCCGTTCCTGCGATAAACACGAGGATCCCTGCTGTCAGCGAGAGACCCCAGAACAGCTGGTCTCGCTGCTTGGCGGCCAGTTCTTGGGCTTCCTTGTGACGCTTACGTGCAGCAGCCATCTCGGACTGCACAAGGCCCCACTGACCATTCAGAGAGCAGATGGCTCTCAGGTCATCCATCGCCGCTTTGTGTGCGATCTTGGCTTGGCTGATCTGAAGACCTTCGGCCTCTGGTGATGACAGGCGGCCAAGGGGTCCCTTGTGCTTACCGCTTTCGGCCATCGCTATGTCGACCTCTAGGGCTGCAAGTTTACCGAAGTGCGGTAAAAGGTCACCGACGTCCCTGCCAACCTTGATTGCTGTGGACACGGATTTGCCAATGGTGGTGACTGTAGATGCCAGCGTGGCAATCTCAATGAGCATAGGTTGAACCCCATGTTATAGTTATCGTTGGTCGTGTTCTTAAAGTCTGGTCTTGATGTTCAGCCAGATGGCCGCCCCGATAAACAGGATGGTGCCTGTGGTTATCACTTTGACTACCGTCCTCACGGCCTCTCTGCGCGTGTTTCTCCATGCGCTTATAAGATCACGCATGTCGCGCACGTCAGCCGCTGCTTTCTCATCGTGCAGACCGAGGTGAGCAAGGGCTTCCTTGGCCCCACGCTTGGCGGCACGGTCGATGATGGCTTCGAGTTCTTCTTCGGTAAGCTGCAACTTGAGTTACTCCCTTAGTTTACACCGCCGTTAGCAGAGTAGCCAAGTTCAATGCTTTCAACGCATCGGGTGTACTTGCTCCTGCAATACGACTATCAGCCGTGATGTCACGTAAGGTTGCCTTCTGTGCAGCAATAGCATCTGCACCTGAACCAGACTCAAGAGCCTTCATGTAAGACACATCTAATGCCTCTAAGCGTGGCTTGCGTTCATCACGAAGATTGTCTTTGTGGATGTTTTTAGCTGCTGTCATATCTACTGTAATGGCACTGCCTGTAAACTGCCAAGCCCCACGGAAGGTACGATCTGTTAGAACGGTTAGAGATGCTGCATCACGAACATCTCCGTTGATGTTGATGTAGGTTGTCATGCTGCAATTCTCCAAGCATTTCTAAAGCTGCGGTCAGTTGGTATTAATTCAACAGGTACAATCTTCATAATTGTTCTGTTTCCTTTGTAGTCTCGCCACACAGAGGGGCAGATGTCTTTCATTATGAGATACTCAATGGCTTCCTCTTCTGACATTGGGCCAATGGGCTTTGAATATGGATGCTCCTTTGGCTGTCCGTCAGGCACATCTCTGTCACGCTGATAGGTGTCAATCGGTGGCAGTATGTCTCCCTCTAGTGCAGCAGCCATCCAATTCGGGTCAGGCACAAGCACCTTGGCAGCTTCGTCTGGCATAGAAGGGTCTTCAAACGCCACCCGATATTTGCTCTGCACTGGCTTAAGGCGGCTCTTAGCTTCTGCTAATCTATCCCAGAGATGCCTCATGCTAAGTCTCCGTGGGCGTTAAATGCTGCATAAGGATAATCGCCAAGCCCACTTGCAGATGCACCCACATAAACTGTAATTAACCTAGCACTGCTTGCTGTTACAGCACTGTTTTCTCTTGGCTGAACATTATAAGCATAAGTTGTTATAGCGGAACTATGGGCAAAATGACCGCCGATTTGGTAATTAGCGCTGCCAAAATTGCTAGCGTAAGCAAAAGAATAGTCACCACTAGCATTGTCAGTCAAACTACTAATGCCAAGGCTGTCACGAATAGCAGCAGTGCCTGTTCCATTCCAACAACACCAAGCTTGGGCTGCGCCGTCAATCGTCACACTGCCACTGGTAGCACTAATGTCATTCGTCTGATGGTTTATCGTGAGGCTCATGATTATACCGCCGTTGATCCGTTCATTTCATCTTGAGCCATTACCCAAGCGTAGCACTTGTCTACGAAGGCATCGCCTGATGCTGCGTTGACGGCATCGAGTGGCGCATTGAACCGCTTGAAGTCTACCTCACGGGTATCGTCCGTGGGTGTTGATGTCGCATACGCTGACAGGTCAATCATCACTGTAAACTTTGGGTCAGACCCACGTTGACGAGACACAGCCGCTGTCACGATGCGGTAGTAAGCGTTGCTAAAAGCCGTGTCATAGTCTGATGCGGCCTCTGAGATATTGTGTTGAATAGCCATTGGTAACTCCTTTAGGCATATGTTATTTCTGAGCTGTGAATTGAGGCGACCCAACGAATGTTCGTTGATGCTGCGCCAGTAGCCTCAATCTTTAGGCATCCGTTTGTCGTGTCAGCACTTAATGCCATGCCCCAGTTGGGGGTGTTGTCGAGGACGGTGGTTGCTGAGTTGACTAACACTGTTGTCCCTGCACTACCTTCACGCCTGATAAGCCCTGCTACCTTCCAAGCCGCACTTGCTGTGCCTTCAGAGGCTTTTTGACGTGCGACGATAGTACCAGAGAAACTGTAGGCGCTGTTGTTGGGAAGAACGATTTGGTTCGTCGCATTGGGCGTCCAGACGGTTGAGTTTAGGGCAATGGGCGTGGCACTAGTAGTTGTGTAACCTAGTACGTAGTAAGCACCCTGCTGATTGTTCCAGTAAATACCAGTTGCGTGCTTACCCTGAATACCATGCGTATCTCCATAGTAGCCCTTCGCGGTGCTATTAGCCCCATCAGCGGTGTTTGAAACGCCACCAATTACTGTTGCCCCACTTCCCGATGCAATATTAGATGCGCCACCAAGCACCGCAGAATTTGGCCCAGAACTGGTGACGGTATTCCCAAGCGCCAGAGAATTGCTATTGGTGCTTTTAGCTAAATCTCCAATCGCAATGGCATTGGCTGATTTAGCCCCATAAGTGCTACTGTTTGTCCCTATCACTGCGGCAAAAGCATCGGTTGCTTCGACATAACTCGTCCCCAGTGCTACCCCTGATGTTCCTGCGTTGACCTTCGCATTGTCTCCGATTGCGATGGCTTGGGATGCACCAGATGTCACATGCGCTTGCACGCCAATTGCAACAGACATAGCGCCTTCGACTTTGGCATAGTATCCCATCGCAACGCTATCTCCCGCGCTGACCACTACACTACCGCCAATACCCACACTGTCATTTCCAGTCACATTTGGCGCTGTGTCATTTGAATAATTTTCTTTGACAAGAGTGAATGACGAGCCGCCACCTGAAGCAGCCGCCCAGCTTGTCGAACCATCCCCTGCCGCTGTAAGCACTTGGTTGGCAGAGCCGTCTGAGGTTGGTAAGGTATATGCACCAGATATTCTCGCTGTAATACCGCTCCCGCCTAATGCAATTTGATTAGTTGCTGTCGTAGTAGCCGAAGTTCCAAAAGCACTTGCCGCCGTATGGGTAGAAGTGGCTCCATAGCCAACAGCCGTACCCGCAAGGGCTGTAGCTTTTGACAAAGCGCCAATCGAAATTGTATTCCCACCTTGAGCGCCGTAAGAGGTTGTGGTGTTGCCTATAATTGCAGCTATGCTGTCAGTGCCAGAGCTATTAGCTCGCTGCAACGAAATGGAATTTGTACCAGAGGCCACTGCCTGACCACCAATCGCAATACTAACACCGTCATTAGGTGCAGTCGCTGTACCAGTGCTAGCTACGAAGTTTTCTACGTTTGAAGCCGCCCATTCAGCCGCCGATGCCCCACTGTTGACCGTTAAGACTTGCCCTGCCGTTCCAAGGCTTGCTGGGATGTTGGTAGCAATGTCCCTGCCATCGACTGTACCTGAAACGGTTATGTCTCCTGTGACATCTAAACCACTATTGGTTATGTGAAGTCTTGCTGCGCCGTCTGTTCCAAGTTTTATGCTGTCATTGGTGTCGAATCTTAGCCAAGTGTTTGTGTCTCCGTTGTGGAATAAATAGCTGTCAATTCCAACCTGACTGTGTTGGGCATACGGCGAATAGAGATAATTTGTGCTTGGATTAAACGTCAGACCTCCATCGTCCTGCGTAGGTGTCATCTGCACAGTGCCAGCACTTGAGGTATCAGAAAACAGGATGTTGTAAGCTACGTTGTCATCCGTGCTTTCTGTTACGTTTACTGAGGCAGCTTGTACCCCTGTGAGGTTAGAGCCATCAATAGCAGGGAGTGTACCTGTCAGGTTGGCTGCGTCACTGCTAATTGTAATCGTTTTGTCTGCCCCTGTGCCAGAAGCTGTCACCGCTGCTCCCACAAAGTTAAGGCTAGAGGCATCAGTCGCTAGGGCTGTGCCTTCGTCCTTTATCGTGACTGAAGGGCCTTGGGGACCTGTCGCACCAGTTGCGCCATCATTTCCATCTGCGCCACTAGCACCTGTTGCCCCTGTGGCCCCAGTAGCACCATCGTTACCGTCAGCACCGTCAGCACCGTCAGCCCCTGCAGGACCAGTAGCGCCCTGTGGACCAGTAGCGCCCTGTGGACCAGTAGCGCCCTGTGGACCAGTGGGTCCTGCCACAGTGCTATCGGCTCCATCAGCACCTGTTGCTCCCTGTGGTCCTGTTGCTCCCTGCGGCCCAGTGGCCCCAGTGACCCCAGTGTCACCGCGAGGCACTGTAAGTACGCCTGTGCCGCTGTTGTAGCTGACAGAGGACCCTGCTGCACCTGTGGCAGCCGTTAGGCCTGTGATTGCGTTCTTGTGCCCTTCTGCGGTTGTAGACGAAGCAGCCGCACTAGAGGCCGATGTTTCAGCAGCAGCCTGTGCAGTTTCAGCGGCTGTCTTTGCGGTCTCAGCGGCTGTCTTAAGGCTGTCTACTGCATCTACGTCGTTGCTTGTTGCGCCTGAACCACTATAGAAACTGGTCTTTGCCATTTAGTTAATCCTCATAAACTGTAGTTGGTCGCATGGCTTGCACAGTGCCTGACGTCTCGGCGTCGTTAGCTTGCTCCTGTATCTCAGCAAGGAACTGCATGAACTTCTGGTCGAACACAGGTCCACGCTCGTCCAAGTAGTAGTCACTGGCATACGACAGAGCACCGTAGATGATCAGGTCACTGGATGCCTGAGCTAAAGCATTCTCGTCGCTGTCAGCAGTCATATCTGCGAATTGACCGTAGTAGTTCAGCTTGACCGACCCAGATGTTGGGTGAGGATAAATCAGCAGGCTGCTGTTTTCACGAGTGAAGAACTTAGGGGTGCCGTTTTCGTTGGCGTCTTTGTACTCCATGATCTGACTTAGAGGCACACGGGTGAGACTTGTGTTGTCGTAGTACAGGTCGATGATTTCTAGGAAATCATTAGGAAGCACAAGCAGTGTCGTGGCAGCACTAAGTGTATACGACTGCTGTTTCTCCATGGATGGGATCCGCAGCGTCCGCTGGATCCGTGCTATCGACTGATCCACAAAGGTGTCAGCCAAAGCATCCGTGCAGTCGCTACGGTTTAACAGCGCCTTAAAGTGTGTTCTGATGTCACCTTTGTTCATTTGTTACACCCGTTTATCTGTGGCCATGAAGCCATCTAGGTTTTGTTCTTTGAGACGCTTGACGATCTCTTGGCCCGTCACTTCCCAAATGTTGAAGCCTTCGCGCATCCACTTTTCGACCACCACGGTCGGTATCGAGGCCACACGCATGAACTCTTTCTCGCGCTGGGCTGTGGATGAATTACGGCTGTCCTTGAGGTCGTCTAGGAAGGCTTGGCTGATCTTCTGAGTGTGCTTCTGCACAAGGTCGCCGCCCTCAACTAGGAAATCTGTTTGAACCCCAACGAGGCTCGGTTGTTCTGTAGTGCTAGACATCAACAAATGTCCCCTTGGTTATCTGTGAAATAAAAAGGGTCCGACCATAGGCCACCAGTGTCCCCCTCTCGTGAGAGAAGGAGAGCAAAAACTCCCACGAGGGGATCTTCTGGTGCCTAGGTCGGACCCAAGATCAAGGCCTTAACTTATGAAAGGCCTGTGATCATTCCTGAGTCCGCAAAGCTAGAGTGCTTACAGGACATTTCTCCGACGACATAGTGACGGTCTGAGTCACCATTTTTAGCCAACAAGGTCCGAGTAAACGGACGCAGAACTGCTGTCTTGAACATCGAAGGATCGATCAAGAACAGGTGTGTCGTCAGCTGGTGGCGGTTTAGGACCACTTTGTATTCGCCGTAAGGGCTAACATAGAGGTCGATCACATTGACAAGGTTCTTGCCCTGAGCGATCTCACGGTTACGGCCAGACGCCGCCGCAAAGTTTGCGACAATAGTGGCATCGGCTGGCTTGATCATAGCCACGCTCGGATCGCTACCATTGTTGAAGCAGTCTTCACCCAGTTCCAGAAGTTTCGCTTCTGTAAGGGCGTCGGTTGCGTTTGCTCCTGCGTCTACGGTTGTAGAAATCTGCTGAGAGACAGAAGCCATCTTACGGGCTGCACTGGCTGACCCAGCAACGCTGGCTTGGTCCACACCCACAAGGGCACGTTCCACATCGCGCTTGATTTCTTTGAGGGCTTTGCCCAGTTGATACGCAGTTTCCTTCGCACGACCGTAGGTACGGATGGCATCACTAGTTGCACTTACCTGAAACGCCTTAGAGAGGATCTGTGTTGTGTTTGATCGCTCTGTGGTTGCTGTCAGCGTGGCCATTGAGGCATCAGCCCCTTCAACCTGTGCGTTTACCGCTGCGCTAGCGAGACTATCCTCCATCCAGCTAAAGTTCCGAGCAGATACTTTTTCTGACTTGAACATAGTAAAAGCTGGCGTGTCTGTAGGTGTGATATCCGTGATTATGTCGGAAACTGACTCGGCCTTACCGACCTGATTGTATGTAGTAAAAGTAGACATAGTGTTGTCCTTGAGTTGGTTGCTACTGCTCCCAACGCGCCAACAATGCCTCTGCTATATCGTCCAAGTCACCAGCCCTAGATGCATTAGTTCTAATGAGATCTTGAGCCTTCTTCTGACGACTTTTCAAGTTGTCAATTTGAGTTGGTGGTGCCTTCTTTGACGTAAGCACTTTGCGTCCTGACTTTTTCTTCTTGCTCATGGTTGCCTTGGCCTTCTTGGTCGAGGCGGCAAGTTTACTCTCGTCGTATAGACGTGCTTTGTTAATCAGCATGATGACATGAGGGTCAACGTATTGATCAACTTGTTCAGCTGGCAGTCCCGACTTAACAGCATAAGATCTTATGTTGTCATACAAGTCGTTACCCCAGTCGGGCACTTGATCCTGAAGGACTTTGACACAGTCAGCCGCAGCCTCTTTTTGCTGTTGCTGCATGTTGGTCTGAACCTCGGCATAGAATGCGTTGGCTTCTTCCTTTAGGAACTTGAGATCCGCTTCTGATTCCTTGGCCTCTTGGCGTAGTCTTCCGAACTCCTCAGGGTCCATCTGTCGGCTTGCGACAAGCATGTCCACCTCGGCGTAGGGCTTGTGACGCGCCTCGGCTCGTTCAATCAGTTTGCGGTACGATATATCTGCTTTGGCGAGGCTTTCTTCGGCCTGTTTTCGCGTGTGAGCTAGGTCTTGAGACTTACGGGTCAAAGACTGCTCTTGTCCGTAGAGACGCTTCAGATCCTTTGCGGATACCTGTTGGGGCTTACCGTCAACCATGATTTCAAGAACTGCATCATCTGACAGCACCTGAGGTTCATTGTCCTCTTCGGTGTCGTCATCGTCATCAGCTTCTTGGTCATCATCAGTGTCGTCGTCCTCTTCGTCAGGGTCCTCTTGGTCATCCTCAGTGTCGCCATCGTCATCGGCGTCTTCGGTGTCGTTAGCATCAGGATCAACCTCATCATCATCGACTGTCTCTTGTTCATCGATGGATTCGTCATTGTCTGATGTTGCATCTTCGTCATCGACTTCGGATGGGCTTTGTTCGCCGTCCGACCACCGATTTAGGATTGCATCCGCTGCGTCATCTAGATCGAGCGCACGGGGTTCAGAGTTAGTATCTTGGACGTCTGCCATTAGATGGTCCTACTCATGCTCTTGACTGGTGTCGTCAGTGTTAATTTCGTATTTCGCTACGATCTCGTCACGTATGGAAACACGCTGTTTCAATGTGTTGACCACGTCGACTAAAGCCCGATAGTGGCGGTACGCATTGTCTCTTGCCTCGTTGTCCGAGACAGGTGAGTTAACAAAGGTCTGGAAGGTACTCTCGACCAGACCGTTGATAACGTCGTTGAAGGCCTCGGAGCCAAGCAGCTGTTCCGCTTGGTCACCACGAGTCCGCAGTTGCTCTTCTTGGTCCTGCATTTTGCTCTTTTCCTTGAGTGGTTACTTTTAGCCCGTTGGGCTGGCGATAGCGCGGACGTCATCTGCTGTCCGAGCGATCTTGAGTTCCTCAGTGTCCACATACTTCTTGTGTTCAAGCTGTGACTCTTTGAGGTCCATGCTGTCAGATTGTAGTGCAAAGGACTGCTGGGCTTTCATTTGCTCCAGCTGTAGTTTCATCTGTGCAATCTGGGCATCCATCTGGGCCTTCATCTCGCTGACGCTGGTCTGGCGTTCCTGAAGTTCCATTTGTTTCTGCTGCATCTCCATCGCCATCTGTTGCGCTGGGTCAGGCTCCTGCGGTGGGATCTGGGCTGGGTTCATTAAGTAGTCTGCGCTGTTCTTGATGCCACTCTGTTCCATCACATGGCTCATCAGGCGGTGCTGCTGCTCTGGGCCATACATCTGACCCATGCTTGGATCCTGTGATAGCAGAGCGTGGAACGACAGATACTTCTGTGCCTCACGTTCCTGCTCACCGTAGCCTAGGTGCATCTCGACGCTTACGTCGCGTTTGTCAGACCACTGGGACGGGGTGACCATCACGTACTGGCCAGCGAGTTCCACGATCTTCTGGTCGTCCTCGTTCTCAACACACAGCTGGTAGATCAGCTGGTAGAGGGGCTTCAGGAAACCATTGGCAAAGTTTCGTGCGATTATCTTCTGGCGCTGCTGGCTCATGGTTGCCAGCTGCTCGACCATGGCAGCCGAGTTTTGCTTGCTGATTGCGTCCTTGTTCAGGCCTTGGCTGATCTTGGAGATACCGCTGGTGTCTTCCTTGTCCTCATCCAGCATCTGGATCGTCTGGAACACAAACGGGTTCAGGGTGGCTTGCTGCATCGGCTGGATGGCATCGGGCCGTGTGACGTTCACGATACCGCCTACCCTGTTGTCGATCAGTTCGCGTGGGTTACTCAGGCCGCCTTTGGTCACCACGTAGCGTGGGTTGTTGGTGATCATGGTGTGATCTAGGATCGACCTTGTGAGGACCGTCCGAGCATTCTGGATGCTCATAAGTTTCTCGGCAAAGTTATTACCATAGAAGGCGTGAGGGACAGGCAGCGGTACAAATGCCACAAAGGGCCTACGGGCCACACGTTCCTTCTCCAGCAGCACGTTACCAGCCTTGATGACACGGTAGAGTTCTGTGGTTCCATCGGCGTCCACATCAAGGTCAATGTAAGCCTCGATGACTTGGACGCTGCGGACTTGGTCTTGGTACGGATCCGCACTCCAACCTCTGTCTGCACCAATGTTCTGGTGACGTGCGAGGACCTCAGGATCCGTGTCTATGTCGACGTCCTCAT